TATCAAATGACTTAGTATCTGGTGGTAAGATATGAGATTTAAAATTTTCAAATGTTTTATTTGCAACATCACCAGCCGCACGAGCTTCAACTTCTACTGGCTGTTCTTTATACATTTGAAACGCATGATCTTCAAGAATTTGTTTAAGTTCCTTATCTTGAATATTCTGCATTGGAAAGTCTTTAGGTACATCTGATTGGTAATATTTTCCAAATTCATCAGTTCCAGGAATTTTATCTGTTGGCATTGTCATTTCTGGAACACGCTGATCAAATACTAATTGTTTACCATGTTGAGTTTCATGCATGGCCGTATCAACATAATTACCCATTGTTCTATTTGGTCCATGATTATAAATTCTAGCTATTGCAGTTTTAGGATCAAGTCCACCTAATTGACTTCCGAAAAAATCAAACATTGGTCTAGCTGCTGCTATCAACTCTGACGGCATTTGAGTCAATTTAGGATATTTATGTTTTAAGTATGTGATAGCTGCCTCAGTTGAATTTGCTGGCTTAGAAGCTATAACTTTATCCAATATAGCTTTAGCATTCCTAGCCCCAGTTTTACCAACCATTACTGGACCTGCAAGATCAACATTTGGCAAACCAGTTTCAGGATCTAATGGATTTTTAACTCCCTGAAAGAATCTGCCAACTGGTTCCATTATATTCTGAATAGTTCTTTCAGTTGGTCCCAATACTTCACCAGTATACAAATCTCCCAAGAACTTTTTGAGTCGATCAGATGCTGGTATTGGAGCTGGCATTTAATTATTAGCTGGTGAATCCTGTTCAGTTTCTGGATCTTTTGGATCTTTAACTTTCTTACGATGATGTAAATATGTTACAAGCATCAGCAAAATTTGCAAAACTTGTAAAACATGATCCACCCATTCATGCACTTAAGTTTTACCTTATGGACTTACAATTGTGGTTGATCCAATTGCCTGTAATGATTCAAGCCAAGCTGGATCATAAGATGGTGGAAATACTCCAGCCGCATAAGTACGAAGAGTACTCATACGATTTTGCCATGTTTTTGCATATGCCGTTTTATCTTCAATTGAAGCGAGTGGCATATCCTTAAAAACTACAAGCGCAATCATAAAGTTTTCGTAATTGCAAATCAAAGTGCGAGCTATTTGAGCATCTTGATTTTCAGCAACTATTGGATCTGACGAAATTTCTCGAGTTATTGCTTCTGGTTGGGACATTTTATCTCCTAAGGTTAATTTTGCTGAGCTTTCTTAATCTGTTCAATCAGAAATGATTTATGTATTACGATATATCGTTCAATTTCTTCAATTTTAACTATTTCCATCTCTGGATTGCAATTACATTTAATAGTTGGCACATGTTCAGTAAGTTCATTTACTGGAATAATATGAAATATTTGATCCATATTATCTAATCCCCAACCTTCTTGGAAATACCGGCAAGTTAGTGGAATATCTTCATGATTCATATTATTGCATCATCCCATACTGATCATAATAATTTGATTTTTTAAGTGCTTTAAGTCTATTGACTATTCCCAAGAAGCTTCGCTCAGATGGCTTTTTGACTGGATCTGGTTTTCCAGTTAAGTGCGATGCACAATAATATCTCAGACAATCATATGCATGATCTACAATTTTCGGATCTCTATCGTCTGTATATATTGGCCTTCCATTTATAGTATCCAGGAGTAGTTTCTTTTGGCCTTTGGTTTCTCTAATAACATGATAACAACCCATTGGCACATCGCTCGTCCGTTTTATGAAGAATATCCTTGGGCTTCCTAATTCTCCAGTAACTGGATTTACGAGTGACTGATCAAATCGCAGTAGTTCATTTAGGCGGTTGCGAGTGGCAAATTCATTATTATCTGCTGGAAGCCAAACAATTGCGGGAGATTCTAAGGCGGGATCTAAATATTCATCAGCAACTGTCCAAAATCCACCAAATTTCTCTGAGGATTTCTTAAATATTGCCGGATCAGCCAAGTTGAATGTATATGTATCTTCAACGCCATCTAAATTTCTTGACAGGTCATTAATATTTCGCCTGTGTTCACTTATGAGAGCGTTAGGTTGATAATATTCCTGAAATATGTAATGAAATCCTTTCATGGATGCTGCCCACAAACAACATGTAGGACTTGTAGATCCATGATCCAGAATTCTTGTTAAAGATGCTTTCTTACGAAGATTTGAAATGAACTCCTGATCGACTTCAATAATACTCGCATCGCTAAACCTATGTATTGCACCTTCACCTTGTCCAATTTCAGCATCAACATATCGCGCAACCCATTCAGGATCACGAGACAACATATTTTCCAGATTTTCTTTTGGGAGAGCTTTGTTAGCCCTACTGGATGACCAAACGTAATCGTTAACATGTTGCCATTTCTTCTGCCATTCTTCAGATTTTGGATGAAATCTTTGAATCAAATAATGCAGTTCACCTTCATCTGGTGGATTTATCAAAATGAAACTATAAACTGGTACCAAAGCTCGTCCAGTTAGTTCATTTCGGGGCCATTTTGATCCATCAGCTTCAAATTGAGCGATAAGCTCAGCGGGAACTTCTGCATCAGATTTTCTACCAAGTCTTGAATCAAGTCCTAAGTAGATGGATTCTGCAATTTCTTCAGCTTGATCTAATAGCAGGAAATTAATCTCCAAAGATTTGAGAGATCTCATGTCCATGTTATCAAAATGCATGAAGAATACTTCAGATCCATTGATAAGTTTTAAATAACCACGTCCATCAGCTCTGGCTCCGCCATTTTGTTCGGAATATAATTCTGGTGGACAAACTTGGAAGAACGTTTCTCGAGTTGTTTTTGCAAGATCAGTAAATTTTTGTCTACCAACTACGGCTCTGCTCTTATTGAATCTTAGCAATAGTAGGAGTAGTTTAACACATGCAATATATGTCTTCCCTGCCCCGTATCCAGAATTGAAGAGTATATTTCGTTTGGTTGAATTGAGGAAATAAATCTGCGCATCGCTAGCTGGTTCAAATTCCAGCGTTACTGATTCATTTAAAGCCGGCGCGATGTGCTCGTCTAAGATCATTTAAGAACTATTCTACACTCTCATCAAGCTCTTCATCATCCTCATCATCTTCGAGATCTTCATCATCTTCATCAAGATCTTCATCATGTAATATATTAAGATCTTCAGGTCCCATAATATCTCCTAGAACTTATTTGAGGACAAAACCTTGCCGATTCAGTACGAATAATAGGAACAATAGCAGTATTATTGCTGTAATAACATTCTTCCAAACTTGTGGGATTGGCAGAACTGTAAATACAACATATAGTACTATTGCCAGAATTAGTAGTACAATCAGTATGTAGATTAGAAAGTCCATCACTAATTCCTTAATCCTTAAATTTAAAGCTATGCGTGTTGAAACTTAAGTTTATAATAGTATTTGCACGAATCTGGTGGATATCCATCATGTTCTTTTTCATTTTCCATATCAAATTTCGCACCAATTAGAGTAGTTAATCCTATTGTATATCTGGATTTTTTAATATTTTCTTCATGAATGTGGTAGAACTCTTCTTTTGTGAGTTCTTTATCAACTATCATGTTAAATCCATATAGTTGAACGACTTCATTAAGTCGCATTGGTTCTTCAGTTGCGATAATTATATCGTTAGGTCTTCTACCAGTTATCTTTTGAAACTTGGCAGCTTCCATCAAACTCATTTTCTTTGAAAAGTTTACCATAATGGTTCCTTCAGGTCTTAATATTCAGATTTCTTAACTAAATTTCAAGTGCGAAGAACTATTTCTCGATATCTATAACTTCGCCATTCAAATTATCAGCGCCATCTTCCAAAACCGATTCATCCAAATTGATCAGAAATGGAACTGTATGAATGTGCATTAGATGATGTCGATAGCAATATGCTTTAACTTTAGCAATTGCACTTGTTAAACTACCTTCATGGCGGAAATGCAATCTTTGAAGCAGATTTCCTTTTTTATACGTTGTTTCGTAAATAGTAATACTTTCAGGTGATTCTGGTGTTTTTGATTCCATTATTTTGGATGTTGAACTTGCCATGTTAATATTTTCTATTCAAAAATTCTAAGTTTTAACGCTGAGGTGCAAATATTTGATTGATATTGACATTACCATCTTTAATTATGAACTGGAAATTGGGCTGCTTATTAACTTTACCCTCTCGATCTCTAATTCCATGAAGATCTAATACTAATTCTGCTGCTTTGAGTTTACTGTTCTCAAATTTCCCATTCATCATAACACTAGCGATAGTCCGAGATGCATTTTCTACACTGGCACCTGATTTGTTTAAGATATTCTTAAATAAATTCTCCTCTTTTGGCGGAATATTGAGCTTTTCTTCTGCTATTCCATTTCTTTTTAATGTTTCAGTGATTATATCGCTATCAATCTCCTTACTTTCGCATTGTATGTCCTGATATTCTTCCAAATGATTTTGAAAACCAGATTCTGTCGCTAAATTGTCGGTTGATCCTTCAGCTTGATAATCAAAGTTACCTTGCATATCTTCAAATATTGACTCGAACATTGAGGCAGGGAGATCTGGGAATAGTTCGAAAATATTTTTAGATGGACCATTTGGACAAAGTAGTGGCATACTAGTCGTTTTCCTGCTTAATATTTTTGGATTTATCTAGGCAATACTTGGAAAGTGCTGATTGCAGTGGTGAATTAGCACATCGCTCGCGAATTAAATTTTCTCGTTCAGGTGTGAATTCTTCATCAGACAAAGCCGGAAATTCTTCAAATGCTAAATCGAAGACTTCTTCGGTAGGATTTTGGCAGGTATTTTGATAAGCTTGAGGATTTAAGGTGGGACTATTTGAAGAATCTTCTAAACTTGATTGAGGTATACCATACAACGTGGGAATTGCTAAATTTGTCGGCGCGATGAGCTGATTTGATAGTAGTAGGGCCAATTTAATAATCCCAAAAGCCACAAATTTGTTCCCAACATGGTCCACAAAGTGGCTGGATTATACTTTATTGTATCACCTGAAAAATTCAAGTGGTGCAATAAGTTTGGGCCAACTACTATTCAAATCTTCGAGCTAAATCAACTTAAACTTTAATCATCCGAATAACGGATATAAATCTTTAAGCGAATTCCGAAAATTTGAAAATTCAAAATCGAGCGCATCATCTCAGAAAAGTCTTAAGTTCACTTGAAAAATCATCACTATTTATGTTAATTTCAGCATCTGCAAAACTGAAAGTCTTTGAACTCTTTGTAGATTTCAATTCTCTTTCATTTTGAAGAAATTCTTGCATGAAACTATCTAAATATGGTGATGATCTTTGAAAATGTTAGCACAATAACCAATTTTAATTCTTTTAACTTCTTCAGCTAAAATGAAATAAACCAATCAATTCCTTTATTTAACTAAAATGTCACCTATGGCTAACAGCCCAGCATACCAGACAAGTAACCGCCTGTCAACCGGGCAGTTTCATAGTCAAAGCTACTTGTTTTCAGTCACTTAGCACTTGTAACGGCTAAAGCTTAACGGTTAGTCGATGCTCTAAATATTTTTAAAATTTTATTTTTAGGTTTGATTTTTATGAGTTTTATGGATTGGGTATACCCGTATGCTATGTGTTTATATTACATATGTTTGTTTGTTTGATTATTTGTTTGATTCTACTATCTCTAGTGACTAATAGTGAACCCCACTTTGGGGGACTACCGGTATGTTAAATATCTTACACTATGACAAATCATATCCATTATTCCATATATGATATTCCATATTCCATTTTCCATATTCCATTAATCATAACTAGTGTACACTAACCTAGCATATACTAACTTAGTGCATACTAACCTAGTGAATACTAACTTATAGTGTATGCATCATTACTTAATGCGATGTGCTTAACCATAGTTAACATATATGACTAAGCTATGATTAACACTTGCAATTCAATAACCATACTTTGACATCCTACATGCAATATAGCAATTCGCTTGCCATTGTTTGGTAGTATAATTGCTAGCGATATGCTCAAGTTAAGTTATACTTAACTTAGTTTTAAGTTCTGCTAATGTCTTACGATTGTAGTATTTTAAGTAAATCTTAACTTAGCCCATAGCGATGTTAAGTTCTAGTTTAGATGATAATTATTCTCCAACTCATCGCTGGGCATAGGTTGATACTTTGTATCCTCCCAATTCAACGATTCGCTGTAGAGCTTCTAATAGCGTTCTAGAGGCATTCTACGAATTGTATAACTCATTACAATATCGCTCTAATGTTTCAATTGTGTTACAATCGCATGACTAAAGTTAACGCTTAAATAGCAATCACTAACTTAGCAACGTACTCTGGTATGTCTAGAATTTTTAAATCGCTCAGAACGGCTTAAAACGTCAGGAAACCTAGTTTTACAGCATATCACTATTGGCAGATCATTTAGAATTGAATTGTTAATTAGCTTACTATAGTTGTGTCGGCACAAAGTTAGCAAACACTAAGTTATTGGCCTCGCGATAAGCTAATACTTTATATCTGAAATAAAATATTTCACCCTAACAGGCAAAAAAATAGCCGATCAGATTTTCATCCAATCGGCTATTATGTTTTACTGCTTACTCTTCGGTTTCCTCAACTTCAGCTTCAGAATCAGAAACCTTTTTACGACGCCCACGTACGCCAGTCGGTTTCTTGAGTTCCGTTTCACCGTCATTGAGTTTACCATTAGCGTCCGGCGAACCAAAAGTTACTGCAATGCTTTCAAGTCCAGATTTTTCCAGAGTCTCAAGCGCAGAAACCAATGGCTGGAATTTTTCCTCACTGAGGATAAAATCCTTAACGCGCTTACGCTTTTTCTCATCTGCTTCTTTTGGCAAAAGAGCATCCATCGCATCTTGGAAAGAATCGAACAACTCGTTTAATTCATCCGAACCAAGATCAAAATCGAGAGCCTGATTCATTTGCAATCTGGCCTGATTCAATCTGCCTTGATTAAACCAAAAGATTACCTCATCCTCTCGATTACCTACGAGAGCATAAGCACTAGCGATATCACCATGCGCGGCGGGAAGTTCAAAAATTCCCTCGCGAACTATGGTTTTTCCTGTAAACGGATTCTTTACCTTTTTGGTAACCGTCTTTGTGATCTTTGTAGGATCTACAGGAGTCGTTTCAGTCGAAACATTCGGATTCATCTTTTTTCCTTTTGCTGCTTTAGCAGCGGTAGAAGTATTTGCCATAGCAATTTACGCTCCGTTTCAAGTATTTAATTTTCAAAGATCAGACCGGAGCGCTTTGCATCCGGCAACCAACCAATCACTTACTACTCAACTCTAACACGACTTTGGACGATTGCAAGCTTTTTTTACATGTTTGCTGAAAAAAGTTTTATTCGCCATTTCATCGCCCTAGCTTGAGACTCCTAAACCATTGATAGGGTGAATCCATACGATGCCCTGCTAGGTGGCCTAAGAAGCTCTGTATGCAATCGCTTAGCATTGTCTGGTATCAGTAGACCTTACCGCCTATCAACTCGTCCCAGAGCCTCCTACGCATAATATATATTACACTTAGAATATTCATAAAATCTGAAATATTTTATTACAGATCTAACATAATATATCTAATATATTATAATAAATTTAATATTTTATTTGGTCGCGCGACCAGGGATTGATTGGAACTTTCATTTCCCGGAAATAATTATTTAGTTTTTAATACATTTTATACTCAGTACCCCCTTTTGAGGGTATAGTTACTAGCACCCATTCCTACTGACGGTCTACTGCGGTAAGGTTAACCATAGTTAATAGTTCCATAGAATCAGTCAGTTATGACGATTTTGAGCGATACCCCCCCCTATTTTTGACTTACTTTCCTATTCCTAGTTTGACTAAGTTTGAGTTATACTGACTACCTACTACAGACAAATCGAATTTTGATCTATCTCTAGTAGAATCATAAGGTTAGTAAGTACCAGTTACTCGCCTCCCATATGCCATTTGGAACCTAGGTGGCAGGTCTCCAGTGTCACCTTGTAAGCCAACATACATAACCGTTACACTTCACGGTGAAAAGCCTTGTAGGTGGTTGATTCTAAAGTACATTAATATATATTAATGAATTAGACACGCTACCCAAAATGTAACATGTAAGATTCATTACTTGTGATATGGCTTACGAAGTAGACACGGTTGGACCGCTTGCCAGTATAGGGGTTGAACGAAGAAAGTCCCTAAGGTGCTGATTCTAGTGCACATAGAGTGTTGACAACCAGCCTGTACCTATGCTACCATGCTACTTCGCCTACTCTCTAGTAGGAATGGGCGGAGTCCATCCAAATCTTAAGAAAAACTTGAAAAGGATAAAAACTTAAAACTTAGAAAATGAATATTCAAACATTACCATGGCCAAAACATATTGGTCTAAAACACACAAAAACAATCAAATTGATTGAAGATTGTTTTGTTGAACAATGGATTGTTCCACGTGGAACAGAGGTAAAACTTTTAAATACAACAAATTTTGGATTTGTAGTCCTACCACATAACACACAAGATGCGAGAGGATTTACAATTCCCAGAAGGTTTTTCAGCTATTAAGATTTAACTCTTTCAGCCATCTGCTTCGCAGTCTGAAATAATGATATGTGAAGCAGAATGCTAATAAAGTTAATTACACCGTGATTGAAGCTTTAGAACTAGTCGCAAAGTAGCAGAAATTCAAATGAAAGGATAAAAGATGACTCATAACAATCAAAATGAAGTAATTAAAAGTTATCAAGAAAAATTAGAAGCTCTTGATAAATTGCGTGGAACAGGATATTGGGATTTTCATTATGAATGTCTTTGGCACGCATTTTACAAAAGACTTCAGGAATTGAAATCGGAGATCTAGTATGACTCAATGGTTTAAACCTAATGAAACAGAATTGAAAAGAATAATTTCATTACCATATTCAGATGGTAGCGGAGTGTTAGGTAGAGTCTATTATGATGATAAAAATTATTATCAGATAGATTTATCAGACTATTCAGTTTTCAGTTGGCCGCGGGGTTAAAAACTATTATGACAGAAACACTTACAAGTTTAAGTGAATCTCAACTCAAAAAGATTAAATTCTTAGTTGAGAAAGCTGAAACTTAAGGAGTAATTGAATGGAAGCATTAGCACTAACATTTTTAACTA